TTTCTAGAAGCTCTTTACAGTCTTGGCTTGAACCTTGGCAAAGCTTGCTTGTTTTACGAGCAGGAACAATTTTAGTTGTTGGGAAGCTTTGACCTGGAGCTTTACTGGTTGAAAGTCCTAGATCGGTTCCGTTTTCTGGATCTGTAATATCACCATAGTCTGGATTTAGAACTAGATTGATAAGATCTTGGTAGGCATTCTTGCCATAACCCCAAACCTTAACACCTTCTTTTTCTTCACCGCGAACAACTACTGGAGAGAAGAAACGTTGACGTGGAAGAAACTTCTTAGCCATCTTTGATGATTCTTCAGTCTTTTCTTTGTATAGTTTACTGGCAAAATCACAAGCTGGGCAGGTATCTGCAAAATTCTTCTTTGGGCAAAGAAATCCACCTTGAGTGCCTAGTTCATAGTGAAACCAGTATTCCTTGAATGGATCACCATCTGGTGTTGGAACAACACGAACTGAATAACTGTTACCTTCTTTTGGACTCCAGAATGCAGTCTTAGAGCCACCACCCTTGTTGTTTAGTGCATTTAGTTTTGCTTTCATCTTGCTTACGTCAATAGCCATGTGTATTTCTCCTGTTTGTCGGGGGCGAATCTTCCCACCGAACTGTTAAGACTCTACCATGGTCTGCGGTAGAGTTAAAGTACAAAGTTAATATCGGTCTGCTTTACTTCGCCTAGCAAAGTTTTCCAATTAAAAATACGGAATTCTCTTAATTCTAAATCCCAAACTAATTCCAAACCTTCATTTAGGGTTCTTTTAGAATTGCCTTTCAGTCTTTCTTCTAGAAAGCTTTTTGGTAAGTCTTCAAGTTTAACGAATACCATGTGTCTCATGCTACCGTCAGTTTTTTTAAACATACCAGAGTAAGCTTTCATTCTTGAACTTTCCTACTATATGCTATCACATAGCAATAATTTTGTTCAAAATTAGTTGAAAATATTTTATAAGAAACTTTTGTATTACCAACTAATTTTTGTTTCATTCTATCTTTTATTAACTTAAATAGTCTTCCGTTTGATTTTAAATCATCTTCTTTTATAGCAAAATTATAACACTTATCGTCTATAAAGTCAAGAGGAAAAAAGAGTCTCTCAACATCGTTTTCTAGATCATAAACACCAAAAGTAATAATCCTACTAATTTATTTTGGTGGTGTTGAATTATCAATTAATGGATTTTGCAATTCTGACTTTAGATAATTTATTAAAGAATTATGAATGACAAGGTTTATTTTATTATAAAATTCAAGTATTGGTACATCGCCTATGATTTGTGCTACATCTTCATTATTTATAAGAAATGTATTTTTAAATATTCCAGATCTAGCATATTCCTGAAACACGTTAAATGTTAAATTTTCTTGCAGCTTTCCAATAGATCCTAACAATTCTCTATCAGGTCTTATGTAGAGTACGTTTAATTCAGCGTTTTTTATTTGCTTTAATATCTGTAAAGAAGCACCAGAGATTTTTCCAGAACCGCCAACAACCAGAATAACTTTTTTTGTTACATCAGCAAAAAAATTTGATAAGTCAGGTACATTTTTTTCATAATCTTCTGGGGTTTTTTGTTCTTCCAAAGAAAAACAGTTTTCACCTTCAATGTCGTGATCTATTAACTTAACCAAGTATTCTTCTTTATTTTCAAAAGTCTCAGCCACATTGCATCCAGCTGATCCTAAACCAATTATTGTATACATTATTCTACCTTAAGATTAAGTTTTTTCATATTACCATAATCACGACCAACTTTTATACTACATAAAAACTTTCCAAATTGAGTATTTTGAAGTATTTTTGCAATTTCTAAAATATGTTCTTTTTCGTCGTCAGTCATATCAAGTACAAATTCATCATGCAATAAAAAAGCAACAAAGCTTTTTTTATCTTTCAAGAAATCATCTATTTTAATAACCTGACGATGGAACAGATCAATAAATGTGCTTTGATTTAAGTATGGAATTGCATGATGTTCATCGCTTTCAATTTTACGTCCAAAAGGAGTATGAACATACCCATCTACCCAATATAAAGATTTTAAAATATCTTTTTTAAATACGTTATCAAGTTTATACTTGTATTGTTCATAAATTGGATTACTTGAATTGTAAAGCCATTCAATCGTAGCCTTTTTTGCCTTATCCCGCGTTAAACCACCAATAATAGTTTTTCCTATCCATTCATATAAATCTTCTTGTGGTTGAACACAACTCAATAAAGCTAATGAAGTTCTAAGTTCAGCTGCGTTTATATCAAATGCGACAAACCAATCATTATGAGGCTTCAAAGCATACCGAAATTGTTTCTGGAAGCTTTGAATAGGAAAGCTGCCTTTTTCTGTAGACAGTCTCCCAGTAATTGATCCAAATAAATTATAGTCTATATGCTTATTAACATCTCGCATTTTATGATAATAAGATAAATCTCGCTCAGTTAAGATATTATTTTTTAAATCATCCAGGTCTATGTTTAGTTCTCTATATCTAATATCGGTAAGTAATTCAGTAAATCTACGATAAAACTCATACTCTCTTGGTTTTTCTACGGTTGTTAGAATATGATTTGTTATTTCATTTTTTATGAAACAATATTCTAGTAAGAACTTCTCTGGTACTAGATCAAAAAAACAATTTTGTTGCAATGAGACTTTAGCTTCTTTGAAAGAAGTATGAAACGCTTTAAGCTTTTTATTAATATATTCCCAATTTTCTTTTAAGTGTTCAGGGCAAACTTCTTGGAGAGTTTTTCCTTCAACGTAAAGATTAGCATAATCAATTTTTCTACCCTTAAGATATGTAGAATAAGACCATGTTTGAGATACGTTTTTTGGTATTTCTTTAAGTAGGGAGCCGTCTAAATAAATAGAAACACAATGTTTTTTGTCGTCTAATGTTTGAAAAAGCAAATTAACCTCTAATATTGTTTAGCCGCTTTATAATCTATTTGTTTCTTGTACTTTAACACAACGTCGTTGATGTAGTCAACTGCTTCAAAAAATCTATTTTCGGCTGTGTCAGGCTCAGCAACATCAGGTATACCATATCTTAAAATTTGTTGTACATCAGAAAATATTCTGTCAAATTCGCCTTTTATTAAAACAAAATCTTCTTCAACCATTTTTATTTTTAGATAAATTTTTAACCAGAATAAATCTGTATATTTTGTATTTATAAAATTATCTGATAGCTCTTCTCTTTGAACTATACTTATTATTGGATTTTGACATTTTGTAACGCCATCAACAAACTCAATTCTGCTGTCGGCAAATAAATTATTATATGAATATCTTAAAAAGTCTTTTATAACTACAATGTCTGTAAAATAAGCTTTATAGTATCTTTTATCTAAAACGTCATTTATATCTTGTAAATCTCTAGATTGTAAAAATCTTTTTGATGCATCGGAATTTAAATCAAAATGTATTGTCCAAGGCGCATCTTTATCAACTATAAAGCCAAATCTTCTACAGCTTTCTAAAAAGAAATTAAAATTATTATCTAAATAATAGGTATCGTATTTTTTAAAATCATTATTAAATTCATCATTAGCTATAGAAATAGATAATCCAGTCATAAATGGATCGCAATAAGTAGATTCAACATATTTTGATCTTGTAAAAACTTGGTTATCAAGACTTAATTTCATATAAGCTATAAATTCATCAACAAACGCTTCAAAATTTACAACCTTTTTTTTAATTTTTGAATCTCTTAAATATTCTAAAAAATTATCGTTATAAGCTTTTAAGTAGTTTGCATAAATACCATGAAAGCTTGAAAAACCTTTCCGTGGTATTAAAGCACCATAAGGACCAGTTGTTTTTAATCTATTTGTCGCTAAGCCTCTTGCAAAATAATTACTCATTTCACCAAAGGCGTCCTTAACAAAATCTTGTACAAGAATTAAATTTCCTGCTCTTGGAGCTAATTCTCTTAAAAAAACTTCTGATAAGAATATTGAATTGCCTCTTGAATCTAGCCTACCATATAAAGGTCGTTCAAATTGAAGATTTTTTAATACAGCAGGAACAAATCTTCTATCTGTTACACTATAAGCAAATGTTTTAAAATTTTCTCTATATTTATACAATAAATTAGTGTCTAGAAATTCATCGTTTTTTAGAGTAAAATTAGCCACTTGTTTCTTCTCCTTGAGCTACCCATCTAGCGCTAACTGTTGTATTAAAACGCCCAGATTCAATAACATTTCTAGTTCTTGTTATCAAGTAAAAACCTCCAAGCCTCATTTGTTTTATAACATTTCTTCCTGCTCCTCTTAGGCTTGGCACACTGAGCATGAAAGAAGGATCAACATAAACAATTGCTCCTGGTTTAAAAATAGTATTACCTATCATACTAATCTCTGCATTGTAAGGCACAGATAAAACACCAGGTGTTACAACACCTTGTTGGGCATATATAGCTGGGGCTATATATTTATTATCATCTTTTGCAAAGTTAATTTCTTTTACTAATCCTCTTTCCGCTCCAAGACGTAAATGATAAATACCCTGCATTCTATTTATGTCTTCATTTGCTATCATTTTATTTTCATTTATATACATTAACTGAATATAAATGTAGGGTATCGTTTGTAATCTTTCAGAAATCAAGAAATTTATTGAATTATCTAACACACCTTTTGTTTTGGAAATAGGTCTTCTTATGTTTCCTAATTTATTATAGTGTGTTAAAGAAAGAGGGTCTGTTTGGTTGTCTCTTATAACATTTAATAAATGAACGTCTAGTTTATAATTACCAATTGCGAAATTTTTTCCAAAGCAACTTGGTCTTAAAACCTGAATGATTAATTTATTAATAATATTAGATAAAAATGTACGAAGAGTATAAGCCCTTCTACCTTTTTTGACAATCTCTTCTTCAAACCAAAATATAAAATAATCCATTGATATTGGTATATCACCAATATTTATAATTCTTAATCTATCTTTAAAACTACCAAATTGTTTTGTTTTATTTTCATTTTTAAGATTTTCACTTATAAATCTTTGATAAACATATGGGCCTAAAGCCAGTTTCAACTTTTCTTTAGTTGTATCTCTGTTAATAATCTTTATTACGAGAGACAGCAAATCACCAAAATAAAAGTATGGTATTATTTTTTCGGTTTTTTCAGTAATTCTTGTTTGTAAAAGTGTTTTTATTTTTTCTATATCTTCATTGTCATAAATTTTGTTTTCTAAATCATTTAATCTTCTTATATTTGGTCTAGAATTTTCTTTAAATGGGGTTAAACTTAATTTTAGTTTAACTAAATCAGAACCATTTATAGCTGCTAGTTTTACAGCTTTTGTTTTATAAAGCTCTAATATAAATTTTCTATAAATATCTGAATTTAATTCAGTTTCAAGAGTTGTTTGTTCGTTAAGTGCTTTTTCTAAGCCTTCACTTAATTCTGTTTTCTTTTCTTCTCTAGGTTCTTCTTCAATTGCACGCTGTATTGACTCAGCTTCTTTCCTTGTTTCTGATAATTTTTTTATCTTTAATTCATCAAGTATGTTTAAAACATTTGAATATTCTTCATCATTCATTCTGGCTTCTTGTGCAGACTGATAGTTAATGTCAACGGTTACGCCACCATCTTTTTCAAAAGATAAATCATGGCCTTTATTAAATAAATAAAACACTACGTTATTTGCTAAAATAGCAGTTTTTAAAGGCTCTAATTCTGATTTTTCAACAAGGTTTGCTAAAACATTTTCATCAAAAGACCAACCAACAGATATTTTTATATGAAATTTATTTGGTACAAGACCTTCTGCTGCTGCGATAAGCATAGCCTCTTTTTGTTTATCTTTATCTGTAGGAACTTGATAGATAAGATCTAAAAACTTAAATTTTTGAAATTTTTCTATATCTGGAGGTGGTGTTCCGGTTAAACCAATAACTTTTCCTTCTCTAATCTTTATGAATGAATCCATATTAGAGAATTTTAAAACTAAATGTGCGTCTATGTTTCTATCTACTTCGTTAAAGCTTGTATTTTCCCATGAAAATGTCTTCAAACCAAAGCCAAATCCTCTGGCTATATTTTCCACTAGGATATCTTCTTGATTAACGAATTCTTCTAAAGGAATTTCTATATCCACTTGACTATTATCTTCTTTTAAATAGCTTTTTATTAATCTTATTTTTGGCATCAAAGCTGGCATAATATAATTTGGAATATTTACAAATGGTTGAAACCTTGATGATCCATTAATTAAATTTGTAATAATTCTTGCTTCATTCAAATTTTCTGCTTCTAATGCCACAATTCCTTCAAAGGTATTTTTTTCTCCATTTTCTTTATTTAAATCAACTATTTTATCAATTAATTTTAAAAGAACACATTGCTGATCAAATTTGTCAAAATCTCCAAATATTTCTTCAACAGCCCCAGATCTTTTTCTCGCCTCTTCCGCAGCTTGTTCTGGTGTGGGACGGCCATCTGGAGTTGATTGATTTGCGTTATTTAAAAGGGGAGCCGGTTTTATTTCTGGAAATGTTGTTAAAATATCATCAGTAATATCTAATATTCTATAACAAAAAGTTCCATCGCGTGTTTGTAAATCTTGAAACTTTTGGAATCTAACAGTTTTTCCATCTCTAGTTATAGAAATAATATTAGGATTATTTGGGTCTACGATAGCTCCAGCTGTAATACTTATCCCAGCTTCTGTTTGAAGTCTAGTTGGATTACCATAAAGTGTATATTCTACATCCTCACATAATCTTATTATGTTAGTTTGAGCGGTTGAAGGTTCTAAAATATTTTGAGCTGCTCTTTTCCAAGTAGGCTTACCGTCATACCAATCACCAATTATAAATTGAGAATCTCTTATTTTTAAAATATTTGGCCTATCTTGTTCAATATTACCAGTAAAATATTTTTTTAATTGAGTTTTTAGATCACTATAGAAGTCATCAACCCTTTTTTTACCTAAATCTCTTGCTGCTTTTAAATCAGCGGCTGTTTCAACGTTTTCGGTGTTACCTTTTTCAAAAGCTCCATACCTACTTCTATAAATATTTTCTGACGTATCAAGCGATTCCTGCAAATCTGTTACTTGCGCTCCTAACAGATTTACTCTAAAATATTCATCAAAATATAATCTTATTATTTGCTTTTTTAAGTTTTGATATGCGTCTGCTTTTAAAAACGGAAAATCATCATCTGGTTTTTCTGCATTTGCTCTGAACGCTTCAACAACTTTATTTTTTTGATTATCGGGTAGATTTCGTTCAGAATCACCCCTTTTTTTCATAAAAACTATAAATGGCATCGTTTAACCTTGAATATAAAAAAGAATTCTTTCTAATGGAGTTGGGATAATAATTATATCGCCAATATTAGCATTATGTTCGGTTGGTTTTTCATTAAAAAATGCTATAACCCACCAATAATTCGGATCACCATAATATTTTTCTGATAATCTCCAAAATTTATCATGTTGCGCCCAAACATGTTCAATTAAATTTAATTGAGAGATCTGCTGTGTTGTAGGGTATTTTAAATCTTTTGTTTCAAATTGATTTATAAATTTTATATTTCTGTCTTTAAAGAAATTTTCATATAAATCAGAAGAATTTTTTAATGTAAAGTGTCTATCATATCTTGACATATTATTTTACCTTCTTGGAGGAAATGGATTAAATGATGTAGTTCTAAAAGATTCTACATTAGCATTTGTTATAGCATCTGCTGCTTGTTTAGATCTATCTCTCATAGCTTGAGTAATACCAGATGTATCTTCTGCTAATGGATCTGCTGGCGTAAGGCCGGAAGTATCAGGCTCTCTTTCAGCAGCTGAAGTGTCATTAAACCTATAATATGGATAATCTTGATTGATTGAATCACTACTAAATACATATTCTCCGCTACCATTTTTAACCCACCCCATAGTATGCTCATGAAACACGCTTAGCGAAAGGCTGATTTTAAATAATTTTGGTATTATCTTTTTTGAAAATAATGCTCCAGCGCCGCTTGTAGCAACAACATATTCTCCAGCCTCTGGGTTTGGTGAAAAGTTTACATTTTTAATAGTGCAGAGAAGACCTTTTTCACCATCAACCATAGAAGAAACATAGTTAAGAAATTTAACTCTTAAAAATGGGGATGAGGAAATTGCAAGAGCGTTTCCGGTTGTATAACCGCCAATATTATCATATGCAGGATATAAAAATCTTTTTAATTTTGATAATTCATCTAAGTTTGCTTCTGCTTCTCTTTGCGAATAAGAGGGTACGTCAAACTCTATTGTAATCATCCTTTTGGTTCTTTTAAAAGTAGATAAATCATCCATTCTGCCATAAACGGATTCTTCATTCCACTCGCTTTGGTGGTCATCAGAAAAAGTAGTTATAAAAGCAGGAAACATAGCATAACTATCTGATACTAAATGGTGAATCTCAATAGCTGCTTTATTATTATTTGTAAAACCAGCTACGCTATTATCTTTAGGGATGTTTGTTCCAAATCTAGTAGCATAATAACTATTTCTTTTATCGCTCATTTTTATCCTCTTTTAACCGAATGTCTTTTGGCTTCTTGAACTAAATTCACCAAAACCATTAACAAATAGCGGATCAGTTCTTCTAGCCATTGATTCTGCCATCATTCTTAATAAAGCATTTTGTTCTTTTAACAAAGCCATTTCTTCTTTTGAAGAACCACCCATATCTCCATAAGAATCCTGTGTGCCAGCCGTAAAGAAGTCTTTTTTAGAGAATTTATATGTTCCTTCTGGACCTACGTAGAATCTATCGCCGCTGCTATACATATCACCAGCCATATTAGGTTGGGTTGGGCCAGTACCCATCAACTCTGGGTCTTGCGAAGTGCCAACAATTTCTATAAATTTTTTACCAAGCGGTTCTGGATCAAAAATACCTTTTTCAATCAAAAAATTAGCCAATGCGTCACCAGCCATTCCGCCTAAAATACCACCTAATAGAGTTCCAGCCCCAGGTACTAAACTTCCAATAGCCCCGCCTAATGCACCGCCGCCAATATTGGCTAGAGAGGAGACTATTTTAGTACCCAAATCTTTTGATTCAGCACCAACATCTCTTCCTTCCATAATTAAAGGTAATAATTCCATAGCTAGAGCTATTAAGCTACCAATTGAACTTCCAGCAGCAACTTTTTTAAATAGTTTTTTTAATAAACCAGTTTCAGAAAGTTTAGAGCCAATAGCTTTAAATGGATTAATTTTGCCAAAGAATCCACCTATTTTACCCATTGATTTACCAAAAAATCCAGCATTTTTTGCTCCAGCTTCTGCCAAATCCCCTGTGACTTTAGTAGCCGCAGAAGGACGAATTTTTTCAGATAATTCTTGAGTAACAGAAGTACTTATTGGTTTTCTGCTGCCACCTGGTGGTCCAGCCTGTCTACCGCGAGCTTGTTGCCTCTGAGCTTTTGTCAAAGTAGAACTCTTTGACATTTTTCCTTTTTTATTCTTTACCTTTTTACTTTTACGCGAAGATTCAGATGATCCAGCAATATCTTCTAATATGCTATCACCGCCACCTATCATATTCGCTAAAGCTTTTAAACTATCTTCACAGATTGCGATACATTCTTTTTTCTTATCGCCACTAATAACTTCTTCTAGTTTTTCTTTAATTGTAGTAGCGCTATCGGCTCCAGAAGTACCACCTTCTGGTTCAATTCCAAGATTCTTGGAAAGCCTTCCTTTTGCAAAATAACCAGCTATTTTTGTAGTTAGATATCCACCAAGGCCACCAGCTAACAATCCAGCTAGCATTCCAGCGATTCCTAATCCAGCAGCACCAGTTCCTGATATACCGCCAATTACTTTTAATTGAGCCTCAGAAGCAATTGCATATGCTTCTAGCGCTTTAGTTGCGGTAGCTTCTCTAGATTGTAATGCCTCAACGTAGGCTTCTGTTTTTTGAATAAAGGTTGATGACATTTCAGCGTTTTTTGCTAATCCAGCTGACCCTTCAACCATTTTCTCACCAACTTTTGCGCTAACATCAGCTATTTTTGCTCCAGAAGCATTTATCATAGATCTAAATGTGTTAGCATCCATACCTGATGCTTGCTGAATTACGCGCATCATTTTTGGATCATCTAAATCAAATCCAGCGCCCTGTATGCGTTCAACTATATAATCTATCTTGTCTTGACCTTCCAACATCGTTAACTGAGTTACGTCAAATAGATCTTTACCTGTAATTGCATTTAATCTACCCGCAAATTCAGCAGAGCCTTCAAACGTTGAAAGACGTTCTGTTAAATCAGTTAGTGTTGACACCTCTAAATTTGTTGCTTTTGCAAATGTTTGCAAACGAACGAATTGATCTTTTGCGCCGCTACCATATATTGATAATCTATTAAGGTTTGAAATAAACTTTTCATTTATTTCATTAACACTCATACCAAGAGTAAAAGCAGCATTACCTAGAGTTTGTTGTAATTCTAGAGCGCTTTCATTTGATTCACCAAGCACTGCCTTTAAGGTACTAACATTTTTAGCTGTTGCCGCAGCTGGTTGTCCTAATTTATCTAATATTGTTGCTGTTTTTGCAATTTCTGTTTGCGCTGCTATAGATTCATTTGTAAAATTTGTAAGACCCATTGAAAGATCTGTAAAGCTTTTCATTGCATCTTCAGTAGTCGCACCAAATTTTTGTAAATCTTGATTTAATTGTCTTGCTTCAAATAAATATTTTCTACCAGCACCAGTAGTTTTTGCAAAACTAGCACCAAGAGAATCTATTTTCTTAGCATAATCTATCATACCGCTAAGTTGAACTGGTTTTGTGACACTAGCAAAAAAATTCAAAGATGCTTTTGTTAATTTAACAAATCCATCTTCTAAAGTTGGAAGAGCGTCAGATGCAGCAACAGCTTCAAGATCTTTTTTTGTTTGCTTTATTAAATCATTAACTTGTTTTAAGTCTTTTTTATATCTTTCGTAAAGCTCACCAGAAGTATTGCCTCTTCTAATTTCTGCTTTTAATAAATCCTCTATTTGATTTTTTTGATCATCTAGCTGAGTAGTTATTAATCGGCGTAATTCGCTTAATTCTTCTTCGCCATCATAAACTTCTTTTATTAATTTTAGTTCTCTTTCATATTCTTCTTTCGTAAGAAGAGTCCTTGTACTACCACCAGCTTCTCCGGTAACTGAGCGTGTAGAGGTTGCTCTTCCGCCAGAAGATTGAAAACCCTCTTTTATTGCTTGCGTTATCGCTAGAAGCTCTTCTCTGGTCATTAACTTTTTTCCTCAATATTTAATATAAATAGTAATAATAAAAAATCCCAACCGTTTTACCAGTTGGGACTCTTTATTTATTCAGTTTTTGCTGTACTTTTCTTTTTTGGATTTTCTTTTTCTTTTTCTTTGACTAACCTTTCAAAAAACCACTTTCTGAGTCCAATTGGTAGATTATAAACTTCTGTAAAGCTCCATCCACCATAATATTTTAATAAGAAAATGACTTCATATATATCTTTAATATACTCAGTCGTCAGACCAAAAAAAGTTGAGGTTGAACGGAACCTCCAAGTCCGTTTCACTTTCGCAAACACCACATTTTGCCTTAGCTACAGTTGCTATATTTGGAAAAACATCCCCATATATAGTTCTTAAGTATTTTGAATCTTTTGCTGGCATGTTTGTTAATGCTGCTTGTATAGAGGCTTCGTCGCTATGACCATTTACTGAGAATATAAATGCTTTTATTGTTTCAATTAGAGCATTTTCTTCTAGCTTGTTCTTTCTTCTACCTTCCAAAATTTTCTGTAGTCTTTCTTGATCGTAGCCAGATAATGGCTTAACTTCTACTACCCATTTTGTTGATGGAAGGATTATTGCTACAAGACCATTATCTAGTAGTTTAACAGTTTCTGAATAGGTTGGCTCAACTATCTTTAATAATTCGTTTAAATCAACCTCAGTATCACTCTTGCTACCACACTCTGCACATTCCATAGAAACTGGATACGTATTTCCGTAACCTTGAACTCTTGCCTTTATAAGAATAGCGTTCTTATCTGGAACAAGTAGAGTTTTTGGATCAATGCCTTTATTAACAAATATTGATTCTAATAACTTATCTAGAACAATCCCTTTTTCAAGGTATGACTTATTATAAAGAATATCTTCTTCTTTAGCTGTCATTTCTTTTATTTCAACGCTTTCTTTTTGGTGCAAAGGATGCGTTGGATGATAATATCTACCTTTTGAAGGCAAATCAACCAGATCAGTTGGTGTTACATAACTGAAAACTGGTTGATTTGCTAGTGATTCAAAACCTTGCTCTGTTGGCGTATTTCCTAGTCTTTCTTGATTATTCCTCATTATATACTCATTTCTTTTCTATTATTGTGCTCTACCTGGAACCCAATATGTTGAACCTGGGCCTATACCATTAACGGTTGCTGTTTGATTTGGTTTTCCAGCTGTTATTAATTGTGCCCAATCATATTTTACAGTTACTTTTAGCTCAATTAAGCCTTCGTTATCATAACTTAGATTACCACCAAAGTCAAGACTTGTAAAAATTGGATTTGTTAGCGTCCATTGTTCTATATTATTTCCCTCTGGGCTTTTTTGAACAATATTAACACTACCTAATGATTTAACAGCATTATCTTTTGAAATTGATATAAGATTTTGGCTATCGGAAATTGGTGGATCATAACCGCCTTGTCTTAAAATTGTAGCCATTGTTGCTACAGCATCGGGGCTAACTGGGTCAATCAGTGTCATGTTGATATCGTTCCAAGTAACAGTGCCTGGATAATTATAAGTATGACCGTAAAATTTATGTGCTTGGCTACTAATAGTTGCTACAGGTTTATCAACAGTTTTTATCATCCATTTTGGAATCGCATTGATTTCCAATACCCATCTAAACTGTCTCTTTGGTTCTAGTGTTTGCTGACTCCAGAATGCCATTTATTTATTCTCCTAAATTAACTTTATATAATATCTAGTTATTTATTTTATTTTTAATCGTTAAATGATGCACCAGTATTTGTGATTACGAAGTCTAGTGCAATAAATTCAATTGCACGGGCTGGTTTCAACAAAATCTTAGCGTATAGAATATTTCTATCAACTAATTCTGGTGTTGTAGTTGTTTCGTCAAGAACTACTCTAAATTCGCTTAAGCCCAATCTTGATTGAACGCTAGCTAGGAATGGATTAACATTTGCAGTGAATCTGTTCCAAGTTTCTCTGACGTTTTGATCAAATAATAATGTTGCAGCAAAG